TTCCGTCAATGCGGTCTGCCCGGTATTTGTCGGTGTATATGTCGCTGTCGGTGAAATCCTTCAGCTTGATATTCACCCGCGCGCGCTTGCCAAGGCTGCCCAGCTTGTCACCAACGCCGCCAAGGTTAACCTCCGTTGGATTAGTGCTTACCGGTCCGGCCAATGCCGGGTAAATGATGGTCCCTTTTGGCAACCCGGTCTGATTTTGCGCGAACCGAAGCGTTAGCGTTCCCGCGCTGTAGTTCGTTTGATCCTGGCAGGTAAAGAACGTGTTATAGCATTTGCGCGGGAACAATCCGCCAAGCGCCGCCGTGCATGGCGCGCCGCCATAGGTCAGGCTGCAATAGTCAATATCAATCTCAACGATTTGAAGCGGCTCTTTCTTAAGGCTCATCGTATAGCCTCATTTCCAGAGTTGCCGACATGTAGTCCTTGATCCCCATATTCTCAGGCGCAAGCGCGCTGCCTGACCTCCAGGCATAGTAGAAATCGCCGTATTTCGTCGGACGCCATGCCCAAAAAAAGCCGCCGCCCGCGTTAAAGTGGTTCTGAAACGCCTTCCATGATGCCCCGCGAAATGTCGTTGGCAAGATATGCGTAAAGCTGGCGCTGGCTGTCGATGCCTTCTTGACCATGCTCGATCCCAGCAAATGACCGCCTTCTGAGACGTTCGATTGCAAGGCGACTTCTGTCGGCGTGATTGGCGGCTTGTAGCCCTGGTAAATCCGTTGCTCAACCGTAAGCGGGTTGCCAACAAAGACAACGCCCGCAATAGCCTCTTGCCCAGCCGTGGCGGTGTTAAAATATACCCGCCAATAGCGAGCGTTAACCGCTGGGAAATACCAGCCAATTGCCTGATTGTCGGTTGGAATGGTTGCGGCGGCGGGGCTTGTCCACGATCCGGCAAGGCCCGTTGCGCTATAGCTTGTAGTCATCGTGGCGGCAATGTCTGCTGCGTTGTGCGCTGCAATCGCCACGAAAGACACATCTTGCGCAGAGCCTAAATCCACCTCAATTGCAGCATCTCCGCTGGCGTGTACCGTCGCCTTCCATTGGTCGAACGTGGTTCCTGTGCCAGCATAAGCCGCTGAATTGATCTCTGTTCCCAAGTCAGTGGACCACGTGCCGCCCGCCCCTAGATTATCCCATAGAATAATTGGGTTGTTTGACGTGCCCGCCGTGCTGAGTGCCGACGCCGTTGTAGGGTTTATGACTATGGTCATGCGGCAAACATCGGGCGAATGCCGCGATCCCCTGCCTCGTCAATCAGCTTGTCGAACAGGCTTGACAATTGGCCCCCTGAAATCAGGTCGTTAGGTTGAAGCCCCTGGATCATAACATCTAAAGGCTTTGGAGCAGCCGCAGCAGCCGCAGCGCCACCGGCACGGCCACCGCCAGATGCGGAGTTAGCGCCGCCATTGGCATTCACGCCTGCGATTGTGGCAACGCTCGCCAAGCCGTTCGCAATGACGGCAGCCGCAGCCGCGAAGTTTGCCGGGAATGGTATCGTTCGCAGCGCGTTGGTCGCGCCGACATAGGTGTTGATCAAAGCCTCTGCGATGCCAAACGCCTTGGCAATGCCCGCTGTTTTCTTGCCGCCTGCCTGAGCAAGATTTGCCAGCGCGCCAAACAGCGAGCTTGTTTGCCCTAGCATGGTGTTGCGCTTGGCCGCTTCGATTGCTGTAATCTTGTCGGCAGTGTCCTGATTGATTTGCGCTATGGCCGTACTGTGTTCTTGCGCGCCTATCAGTTCCCGGTTGCGCGCTTCCTCGATAATGGCGAGCCGTTCGTTGTTGGCCGCCATAATCAATTCGTTTTCGGTCATAAGGCTTTCTTGCACGCGCGCCAGCTTCGCCGCGAAACCATCATCCTTGGCGTTCGGGTCATTGCTATTGGCCGCGTCCCCGTCCTTTTTTCCGCCGCCGAATATGTCGCCAAGGCTAAGGCGCTTGCTATCCCCGCCGCTCATGGTCGAAGTCATCAAGTTCATGGCCGCGGCGTAGGCTGTGCCGTATTCTTCAACCGCTATTCGGGCATCCATCCATGAAAGCCGAATCTTGGCGGCTGGTTCGGCCAAGGCTTCTGCTATAGCTGGCCGCGTAACTTTAATAGCCTCTATTATTGCGCCAAAAATACTATCCCATACGCCATACCAAAATTCTTCTACCTGCGCACCCACCGTCTTAAACGATAGCAGAATGACCTTCCCGGCTAGGTCCATTGCCTTCCCAAAGCTGGCCGCCCCCTGCACCAGCCTATGAAACTGGTATACCAATTCACCCGCCGCAACAACGACCGCGCCGATGCCCGTACGGATAAGCGCCGCCTTTAGCGCCACCATCGCACCCACCAGCGAGAACGTCGCCACACGCGCGGCCACAAAGCCAGCAACCCACTTACCGGCAAAGAACGCCGCCACGGTCCCGGCAGTGGTTAGCAGCCGGTCCATGTTGTTAATGACCGTTTCCGCAAAGTCCACGGCCATATCTTTGACCACGATCAAAGCGCCGCCCAATTCCCTGGCGAGCGGCGCAAGGTTGCCAAGGATAGGGCTTAGGTCTTTCCCGCCTTTCTGCACATCGGTAAGCACGCGAACCAATGGCACGCCAATCGCGACCACCGCGCCCATTGCAGCGCCAAGGATGCCAAACCCGCCAAGCAACTGCGGCAACTGTTGGCCAAGCGCGACACTGGCAGACGTGCCCGCGCCAACCTGGGTTGCAAAGTCTCCCACCTGGAAAGACATATTTTGCACGCTTCGCCCGAAGGCGTTGTTGCCCCTAACCTGCCTGGAAAGCTGGCGCGAATGGTTGCCAACCGTTCGCGATGCTTGGTTAAAAGCCGTTGCGTTTTCGTTGGCCGCACGGCGCACCCGTTCAAAGCCAGCAACCGCGCCTGCCGTGTCTGCGGTGATTTCCACCTCTACTTTAGGCAGCGCCATCTAATGCATACTCCCAAAGTTCATCAACATCGGCCTTTGTCAGCTTCCCAGCATAATCGCCGGGCCTGCTTTCACGGTGAAACTCATGGAGTGCGAACCATTCCGGCATCGTCATTGCCCAAAACTCGCTTGGCTGAATGCCCCACGAATTTGCGTGCAAGTATAGCGTTGTCCAGTCGATCCGCACACTGCTTAAGTTGCCTTCGCCTTTTTGGACACGGCGCGGCCCTCTGGCTTTTTTCCGTCTTCGTCCGCTGGCGAGACTGCCGTGATAATGGCTTGCAACATTGGCAAAGTTTCCTTGCCTTCGTTGTCCGCCATATCGGCCATCAAGTCCTTGTAAACCTGATCGTCGTTCACTTCCTTTGCCCCCGCCGCCCGCAAGAACTCACAGATGACATAGGACAGGTCGAACACGGGGAAGCGGTTTTCATTGGCGCGCTGGATCATATCCATGATGGATACTTCCCGATCAATGCGCCGCATCAATGCCATGGAAGGGGTAAGCGTGTACTTCACCCCATTCCACTGCATGGACATTTCACGAAATACTCCGGTCATTTTTTTATCTTTCGTTAGTGTCTGTTAGGAGAGTGTCACGGCCCCAGATGACTGGAATGATGCCGTAAAGGTGGCAGGGTCGCCGCCTTCCGCGCCTTCGCCCTGGAAGCTGTTCATAAAGAACGATCCGGCCAGCGTGCCGACACTTTGAATGGCGAATTGCATCAAATGCAGAGCCGCGCCGCTTGCCGTGTTGGCTGCCAAGGAAACAAGAGTGCCATCGGTCAACACGCCCTCAACGGTCATTTCAACCTGCTTTGTGGCGATATCGTCCAGCAACGTCACAATGCCGACATCGTCCTTGTCGGTAATGTCGATGGGCTCATTGTTGATCGTAAAGCTGTCAGTGCGTGCGCCCGCAATGACTGCCGGGGTTGCCGCGGCTGAGGTAAGGTATTTGATCCGCATCTTGCGGCCTGCTGCTGCTGCCATGATTTTGGCCTTTCCATGCAAAAAGCGCCGCCACAACGGCAGCGCGTGAGCCCGCTAAACGGGGTTTATCCGCGCGAAGTTACGCGAAATTCCAATAGAGCCCGATGTGTCCTGCCATCGGGCGAAACGTCAAAAGCCATGCCTTCGCATTCGGTGCTGATATGGCCCGGCAATTCCGGCAAGTCTTGCCGCTGCAATAGCGTATAGACCGCCGCCGCTATCGGCTTGATAGCTAACTCGCTGGTTGTGCGGTGCCATACGTCAACCTGTACCGTGGCATCGCTTCCGCCTTCGTCCTTGTCCGGCAAGCCTCCATCCCCTGGAAATGCTATGGTGATATAGGGGAAGTATGCCGGATCTTCTGATTGCGGTATTTGCGGGCTGGCTTGCGTGTATATGGCCGCATTAACGCCAAGCGTTAGCGTGCCGCTGGTATCGCCTTCAAGTTCCAAGTCGCCGCTGAAATCGCCTTCAAGTTCCAAGTCGTCAAACGGCACTAGCGATGTGTGTGACGACGACATAAGCGCCGCCAAGGACGCGGTGTTGAGTGCGGAAAATATGGCAATCTGCAATTCTTCAGGTCGCACGGCGCACGGCCTCCGCTATCGCGTCATTGATCCGCTTTTCATACTTTGGCCGCATCTTATCGATTGCCGGACGCCATGCCGGGCGGGGTGCAATCCGCCCCCTGCCGTTGGTTGATCCGTATTCAAGCGCCGCCGCGTATTCTATGGCGTTGAACACCCTAACCGATGCCGGGCCTGTCTTATCAAACAGAGTGCCGCCCTGAAGCCGTCCTGTGTCTGTCATCGGCGATTGCCCCGGTGCGCTGGCTTGGTGCGTCCGGTTCGGCCTGTACTTGCGATAGACCTTGCCACTCACTGGCCCGCGCTGGTATCGCTTGATAATGTCACCGCGCAATTCCAGGCCGGTAGCGTTTACCACGTCATCAAGTGCGCCGGTCATATCCTGGCCTAGCTTTTCCAGCCCTGCCAGCAATTCAGCCAGCCCGTGAACTTCCATTTTAAGCGTTGCCATTAGACCGCATCCCCTAAATCCAGGTCGATTTCTAGCCAACGGTCCATCAATTCCAGGTTGTTAACGAACCGGATTTGATAGCTGCGCCCGCGAATAACCGCCTTCTTGGTCTCGTCAATGTTGGCATCATACCGGCAGACAATGCGCCAGCTTGCCGATGCTTCCGTCCTTGCGCTGGCATAGCGTTCGCCGCCTGACAGAGCCTTAACGTGCGCCCGATCCGGTGCGCCGCTAATGGTTGACCATGTTTGCGTGAATCCGCCCGCGCCATCGTTTAGCCGCGCCATTTCCTGGAACGTCACAGGCTCCCGAAGCATCCCGGCGTGCATATCGCAGCATTTCATTAGATGCGTGCCACCCTGTAGACGCCTAGAACGCCCATAGCGCCGCTTTCACGCATGGCTTGCTCTGCGTCGCAGCCGTCGCCCCTCTTGCTGTAGAAGCTCGCCGCAAGCTGTTTCACGGCCCGGATAAGAGGCGCGGGCACATCGCTTGCCGCATCGCCATAGCCTGCGATGTATGAAATCTGGATTGCATTGTTGGCGCGCAAGGCAACTGGCCAAGTAGCGCCGCTCTGTAGCGTGATCCGGCCCGGATGCTGCGAAGTGTCAACGTCGAACGTGGTAGCTACCGTGACCGCCGTCGATGTGCTGGCCTCGTCATATACCGTCACGCTGGCGATGGATTGCAGCGGGTAGCGGGGAAGGCGAACGTCAGACGCATAGCGCGCGCCGTGCAGGTCATTCATTGCACCATCCCGGACGCCATCCCACCAAGGCTCATTCTGAGTTGGCCAGCGGTCAATGCTCATCAACCAAGTTTGGGTAATTAGCGCCAGCCCGCTGAAATCCTCAATTTCTTGCCGCGCCTGGGCAATGAAATCATTCGCTTCGGTATCAGGCAGGCCGGTTGCCGTCTCACGCAAGAACGTCCGCAATTCCGCCGCCGTCACCGGCTCAACGGCTGGCGCGCTGGTAAGCACGTTGCCGCGGTATTGGGTAAGCCGTGGCTGCGAACGTAGCGCCATTATTCAGCCGCCTTCTTTCTGGTATATTTGCGTTTCGGCTTATCGTCTGCCGGTGCCGTCGCCTTAAACTCGCTCGGCCCGTTTACCTTGGTCGCATAGCTGACCACCGGAACCGCCGCGCCCGCATCAATGGCAACTTGCGCGAACCGGCCTTCAATCTCCGTGCCCCATGGCAGAGTAATGACCGTGTGCCCTTCCGGCGCGTATCGCCAGCCGAGTTGCGCCGTAATCTTTGCCTTGGTCATGCTTTGGCCTCCGCTGCTTCGCTTGCCGCCCTGACAAGCCCATTTGCTGGCTTGCTATGGTCGTAGCGCGCTTCAATCTCTGCTGCCGTTGGCAGTTCCCGCGGCTCTATGTTGAGCCCCATCCCGCCGCTATCCGATAGCCGGACCTTGTAGCCGTCATAGCCATAAAACAGCGCGTCAGGCCCGTCGCAAACGTCCATCAATGACGTGTCACGCGGCAACGTAATCTGGATGCCCTGCGACTTGGCGATGGCGATCCAGTATTCCAGGCATGCCCGCCCGCGCTCTGCGGAGTGGCTGTTGGCGTAGGTGTAATCGCAGCCAAACAGGCTGATACGGCCAACCCGCCGATATAGGGCATATGCCACCGCATAGGCCACCGTGCCGTTAAAGTACGCCTCCCCGGTCGCCTTAACGACTTTCTGCAACGGGTATTCCACCAATCCCGGATACCCCGGCTCTAGGTGGCTGGTATATATCGGCCCCGGATGCGTTTTGATCCATTCGATCATGCGCGCAATGTTGCTTTCAGGATGCGCCGCCGCCCGCGATTCCTGGACCCGCACATCGTCCATGTGCCAGATGCGGTCCGCCCGCAAAACGTCGCCAAGCGCATTGATGGGCCATATCTCGTCACAGTATGCCGATGCGCCGCCCGCGCGCTTGCAATGGTCAACGAACGTGTCAGACGATGGCCCCAATCCAACGATGGCAACATGCTTTCCGTATAGCGCCGCAAAGTCTGCGTTGCGCTTGCACCGGGCAACCAGCGTCCGGCCTGGGGTATCCCCTACCTCGCTTGTGTCGCCTTCCTGGTGCCTGATTTCCTCCAGATCCCATCCGCTGCCGTCCAGCAGATCGATGAATTGCTCTTCTGTGTAATGCCGATGGTGGAACCGGACCTTGCCGCCGTGCGGGAAGTGCGTTTCATTCGGCACGCTCGCAAGCAGGTATTCTGCCTTCACCGCGCGCAAAAACTTTTCCGGCTTCTGGACGTGTTCGATACACTCGAACGCCACCGCATAATCAGCCTTGCCAACGTCTGCCATGCGCCAGCCGGTCTGCAAATCGGCCTCATGGTATCGGGCTGTTTTGTAGTTCGCCGCTCCATATTCCAGCGCTTCAACATCGCAATCCACGCCGATCACGTCACGCTTGCCCCGCGCCAGCAGATCGGCCCCATAGCCA